AACAGCATAGCCAGGCTTGAATAACATCCGAAGAAACTTTTTATCTTCAGAATAATCATCGTAATATGGATTTATATTAAAATTGGTATTTAACGACATTAACTATTTTCCTTAGAATCTAATAACAAACTTAACATTTTCTGCTTGGCCGTCCGCTCTTGTAATTTTTGTAACATTTTCAGCATATAGAATGTCACCAGTATATGGTTCAAATTCAGGATCAAATGCTTTAACTACTGTTCTAGACACACCTGAAGTAGCACCAATTAATGTGCCGCCTACTGTAACTGTTCCTTGAACTTTGGTTAAACGCACCTCATTTGATGTTTGACTATTTACAAATCCATAAAAATAAGCACTATTAGCTGTTGCGCCTTGATATACAAACTCATCCAAGGTAAAATTTGCGCCAGCAATCAATGTCAAATTAGTGGTCTGAGATATAACCGTATTTGCATTTGAACTGACCAGCGGTGAGATATGACCATATTTATATGGATCCCTCAGAAGTCCATATTGCCTAAATGAAGTGGAAGTTGATATTGTTCCATTCTCTGTGGAATCTACTGCACCAATTCTCTCTACAATCATCACATTTGTGGCATCTAACTCTTTAGCTGGATTGTATCCATGGCCAAATTTTGGAGTAAGAATCACCCTAGTATTTGCTGTATTAGCTCCGGTTGCTGACCCGTAAATAGTAGCATTAGCATATGAGTAATTAATTCCAGGTACAGTAATCGTAATTTTTGCAATTGCGCCATTAGACACATTGGCTGTAGCGGCTGCTAATGTTCCATCACCCTCAATAAACACTCTGGTACTAAAGGTAATATTATTTCCTGTTCCACCACCAGCAGCTGCCGTAGCAGTTGATATGGTAATAGAACTTGTATTTTGATTTACTGCTGATATGTATGTTCCTGATGAGATACCTGTACCTGTAACTGTCATATTTGCAGACAGATTAGATGTATTAGCCAGCACAATATTGGTCACACCACTATTAAAAGCGGTTGCAGAAATGACTGGTTCAACATATCCTGAACCAGCATTTGTAACAATGATTGTTGTTATCTCACCATCAATTAAATCAGTTGAGCTAACATTATAATCTAATTTGCTGGTTGAGATAGGTGCTGGAATCCAAGCAGTTGTTAAGAACTTATTGGAAGGCTTAACATTATAAAGGTATTTCCAAACATATCCGTCAGCGGTGAAGATGGTGCCATTAGCCGTAGCATAGTCACCTGTTGGTTCTACTGTGGAAATTACATTTGCATTATTGGATAGACACTTGTATACATTTCGTGCCGTAGTCAAAGCATACATGGGTTGTATTACACCATTAGCTGTCAATAAGCTATCAAGGCTAATTTTATCATCATATTGTTTATATCTGGTGTTAGCTGTCCAGTTAATTCTTGGAATAACTAGCTCAACATCGTTTCCAGTAATCTTCTTTGCTGCAAACATATTGTCCCATGTAGATTTTTCATCAAAGGTGGAATCAACAATTGCTGGAATAGAAGATTCGTTTGAGTAGGGAACATGATTGCCAATGAACACATAACCAACTGTAGCTGGCTCTGGTTCATAAAAGGCTTCTTTGAATTGCTCTGCGTTATTGAACGAGAGTTTTTTTGATGTATATTGTGTTGGCATGGTTTAGTAATCTATTTATGTAACAATTACAAGAGTTTGGTCGTTTGCGGTTTGTGTAAATGCTGCTGAAACTGTAATTGTTCCATTGCTATAAATGCTATTGACAGTTCTAATTTCAGAGTTAACCGCAATCTGTGATCCAATAGTTAAAGTGCTGCGACTATTAGAGATATTAAATTTAGTATTAGTTCCAGTAACAAAGATGTTTCCAGTAGCTACATTGACGGTGCCAGCAACAGTATTAGCTACAGTCAATCCAGTTGTTGTTATGCTGGTGTCAATAGTTTTAACAATCTTATAATCAGCATACTCAATAAATCCTGCTGGATGAATCAAATTCTTAAATATTTCTTTGAACTTACTAAATTCAACAGCAGATGATAATAGGTATGAATAGTCCACATAGTATTCACGGCCTTGAATTACACGCTCAGAAGCAGAAAGAATACTATCTGAAGATGTCCAGCGACCAGGGAATGTAGTATAACTTTGTTCAACTTCAGAATTTGCTGTAGCAGTTCCGTCACCCTTTGAGGTTAAATTAATTTGTGGTGCAAATTCATAACCTTCACCACCATCTATAATACGAATCTTTAGAATTGCACCAGGATTTTGGTCAGCAGTTGCGAATAGATTTTCACCATCACCCATCAATGCGATTACTGTTAGATTAGCACCAGCACCAGCAGCTGAAGATATTGTAATTGTTGGCAAACGCAGAGCATTATAATTTTGGCCGCCAATAGGATATTCACCATACTTACCAATATTTTTATTTGTGGTTGAATACACAAAGTTAGCATTTACAGTTAATGATGTATTAGATGAAATCGTATTGATATAGCGGGACTCATTATTAATCATAATAAAATCACCAACACGCAAATCATCTTGAAATACCGTATTTGTTCCAAGAACTGTTACATTGACTGAACCAAATGTGTTAGCTAATCCACGAATTCTTGCTGGCTGTAAACTAACTCCTGTAATTACGCCGTTAGCAGAAACATTTTGTACCGCAGCTGCAGCACCAACGCCAAGTTTCATTGCTTGACTTTCTGTAAATGTTATTTCATCGCCAACCGCATAATTTAATCCACCATCATTGATTGCAATTCTACCAAGAGAATGTGTGCTTAAAACAGTATGCGTGGTGCCATTAGCTTGAAATGGTGCCGAATCAGCATCAAGTGTTGGTACAGTTGCAAATGTGGCATTAGCAAACAAAATAGCCACATTGGTAATTGGACCAAGACTAGTAACCGATTGAAAAGTAAGCGCATCAACAATTTTAGTGTTTACATTTTCACTAGCCACAACTGAAGCATTAAAACTATAATTGGCTGCTGAAATTAATGTGCTGCCGTAATCAGAGATTCTATCGGTATTAACAACAAAGAAAGAAGCTGCATTTTGGCCTGAAGTATCCACCGCATCAATAGCCAATGTAAGCGATCCAGCACCAGTACCAATAACATTGACATTTGATCCTGTTTTGAATCCTGTACCACCAGCTAATACACGAACTTGGTTAATAAATCCAGAAAAAGTTTCAAATACTGAGGCCGAAGCAAGTTGTGAATAGTTTCCACCTGTAATTACTACAGCATCACCAACATTGTAGCTGGCACCACCATTGATGATATTGATTGTTCGGAGTGTTGATAATCCTAATATTTCAACTTCAATTAATGAACCATCATCCGGATCTATAATATTTACGGTTGCATTTTCACCACTAGTAAATGTTCCTAATAAAGTTTTTGTATTAATATATAATTCAAAAATAGGAACAGTATTGACTGTTTTTTGACCAACACGCTCAATAATAGCTGTAGCACCAGATATTAATCCAGTAATTTTTCTATTATTAAACAAAGCAAAATCAAAAGAACTATATAACACTTTAATTTCAGCAGCATTAGCTGGCGCAGTATTAAATATTAACTTTCTTGATTCTTTGCGAATATAATAGTCGGTAGAAAGTGTTTTCAAAACTCCATTAACATAGACACTAATTTCGTTTGTAGCCACCTGCTGGACTAGTTTGAATGTTTTATTTGTGCCGTTAGCTGTGTAATTGCTATAAATTGTTTTAGATATACGAAAGGCATTTTCAATTAACCATTTACCATCTGAAGCTCTAAGGATGTTTAGTTTGGGCTGAATGATTTCAACTTCTTCATTATAAAGTAGGCGAAATAAAAGCTTAAATGATTTTTCATTACCCTTTGCAAGGTATAAAGGTAATATGTGTTTGATTAAAGTTGCTTTACCAACTTCAACCTCTCTTGGAATTAATTCAGCATAAGTATTAAAAAAGTTTGATTCAAAGTCAGTAATTGAAACATCCACATCGGACACATAACGAAGGTTCTTAGATACTGTTATTAAATCGTTCTTTTTTGTGCCTTGCTTTGTTTCAAGAAATTCATAATAAGCTTCTAAAAAAGCAATAAAATTAGGATGTTCTTCACGAACAAACTCCGGTACCTGACGATTAATCAGTAGAGAAGTTTTTTGGTCAGACATTATAAGCTAATTTTTTCTAGTGTTGAGGATATGGATGCTGGATCATCCACATCAATTGAAATAATAGTATCTCTCGTTGATTGTAAATAACCTTTTTCTGCTTCAATAGTGAGCCTGATTAAACCATCATCAGACCCAATAGTCAAAAATCTAATATTGCTAATTGTTATGATACCATTATTATAATCAATGGTGCCAGCGTTTGAATTAATAATCTGCCGTTGAGCTAAGGTATCATAATAAATTGTTCTAAGTGTTCCTGTTCTACCATCAATTACAGCAACAGCTTCAGCACCGTAACCACTTCCGCCAGTAATGGCAACTGTAGCACGGGTATAATCAGTACCACGATTTGTGATATTGATAGTTTGTATTTTACCATTAACAATTACAGCTTCTGCTGTAGCACCCGTACCATCACCACTAATCGTAACTGTTGGTGTGGTAATATAACTTGAGCCAGCATTCGTTATTTGTATTTCAGAAACGCCTGTATATGATTGTGGAGTTTCTTCAAATTGTGCAGTTCTTATTGTACCAGATGTATCATAGATAGTAAATTGCGTTGAGGTTAACTTGTTTGTAATTGTGCCACGATGAATTGGAACATTATATTTTATAACATAACTTACTGAATCATTTAATTGTGCTATAAATCTTTTTTGAGCTCGAGTTGTGGTTCTAACACCAATAATAGCATCCATATCAATTTTAGCAATCGCATCTTGAACATCTGAAGAAACATAAATGGTGCCAAATTTATTTAAGTTGGTTTCATTGTAATTTAGAACAGCTTGGCGAATATTTGTTTTTAATTGTTGCTCAGTTAAGATTGTTTTTTTAGGATCATACTGAACATCATTTTCTAAAATTAAATAAAGATATTCTGGATCCCGTATTTCAGTTTGAACAGAAACAATGGCTTTTGGAGAAATAATTTCATCAACAATTCTTTGTTTTTCTGTTTCAGAGATGTAATAATTTCCTTTTGGCTTTAATGCAACATATACCTTACCAAAAACTTTAGGAATTTCATCTTCACCACCCCAAACAGAGATTGAATCTACACTTGGATAATGGCTCTTAATATATGATTCATAATCTTTAACTGTAACCAAACGATTTTGTGTGGCATATTGAGCAGCTGAAGAATATTTAATTGAGTCCACCGATTCACGATTTGAACCGCCAGCAGCAACATTAACAACATCAACTGTAATATCTGTATATCCACTTATTACAAGTGCTGGCCTAAAACCATTAATCTTATTGCCAACGGTACCGTTTGTAACCAAATAACCCACATTGATTGTAGAACCATCAATAAGTGCTTTACCAATAACATCATCACCAAAATAAATCTCATAATTTCCATCTCTACCTTCTTGTAAAAAATAAACAAGAGAAGTTGAATCAACATCAAGTATTTCGGTTACTGGATTATAAACTTGTGTTGCAGTATTTCCTGAATTTGGTGTTACTGAAACAGTAATTGTGGAAGTATCAATTGTGCTATCAGGCAAAATGAATACAGATTTTGGATTTGAATTTTTAACATAATTAAAACTGTAACTTACCAGCGAACCTTCATAGATATCCAAATTTTCAAAATAAAATGCGGTGTTTGATTTTGTTACTTTGGCTTCTTTTAGAGTTACAAAGTTATAAGAAACACTATCAATAAGGTTAGAGCTAAATGTAAAGCCTTTAGGAATAGTTGCGGTCTCTGGAGTTGTAGAACCGGTTTCAACTGTTACATTGATTATAGATTTTGGTGCAGTAACAGAATAAGGAGTATATCCTAATGTTTTAGCATGAGAAACAACAGAATCTCTTAATAGTGCTGTATCTAAAAACGATTCATTAGCAACCATGTTAAGGTAATATGCATTATAATGTGTATTATATGCAAGTAAATCCATAAGAATATTCAAGCCAGCACCTTCAAAATCATAATCTTGAAATGTGGATTGTTGTTTTAGGTAACTCTTTAAGTTGGTCTTAATTTGGTCAAAATCAAGAGTTGAAATTTCTAAACGAGGGCTGGCCATCTATCGGATCCGTTCTAGGAAAAAATTAATTGTAATCGGTTCGGTTCTATTAACAATGAAAAACTCTAATTGAACACTAAATCCATTTTTGTCAAAATCAGCATATGCAGTAATTCTTGATATTCTTGCTCGAGGCTCAAAGTTTTTTATTGTTTGTGCTATCTCACTTTCTATTGAGGCTGCAGTAAGATTGTCCATATTTTCAAACAAAAGACGCCTAACATTACTTCCAACATCTGGTTGGAATGGTCGCTCATAATGATTTGTGAGGACTAGGTTTCTAATGGAGGCTATCACAGCCATATCACCAGTAACTCTGTTGATGTCTTTTCTGATTGGATGAATAGTAAAATTCAGGTCCAAATCACTAAATTCACGAACTATGTTTGTTGTTATGGTTGCCATTTCTTATTTATGCGGTATTCGCTGAAGCTAATTTAGCTTTTAAGCTATCTGTTCCACACACATTATTTACAAGGTATGTGTTTGTTCCACCCATACTAGTAAACTGTGATAAAAATCCATTATCTTTGGCTACTTGAACTGAATTATTATAAAATGTAAAGTCGTGTGTTCGTCTAGTATCCAGTACCGAAGTTGTGCTAATCACATAACTTTGGATATCACTCATTTGTGCTCCGCTATAGCTGGTTGTAAATGTGGTTGTTGGATCACCATTACCATCAACTCCTGAAATAACTGTTATACTGGATGCAAATCCAGTTGATTGACCAGATAGCACACCAGCATTAGAAGATAGTGTATCTTGAATAAACAGGCTTGTAAATGAACCAAGAATTGGTGTTGTGTCCGTTTGCTGGCCATCAGTTCTAGTTAATGTCATCATTGATTGTTGGCCAATAGCAGAAGCAGAATCATAAGATGGAGTATTTGCACTTGTTACAATAGATACTCCAGATATATTATTAGTGTGTGACTTAAATGCACTAACTGAAGTAGAAAGAGCAGCCGCTGAAGCCACTAAACTAGCGTTACCAGCTAAATTTGCACTTTCTTTAATGCTATCAGCACTTGTTTTAATGGTATCACAATATGTTGCGGCTCGATTATAAAAATAGTTTGTTCTAGTAATTGGGCCAGCAGCTAAGTCAGTTTTTTGCCAAGTTGGAATAGTTGGCGTATTATTAGCTATAACACCTAGTGTGTTCTTAGCACCATCAGATAAAGTTGATGCACTACCAAATTGTGCTGTTGGAAAATTGTATCCTAATCTATCATAAACTGTCATAATAATAATCCATTAAGGTAAAGGTAATTGTGCTACAGGCAAGACTGAAGTTGCTACCGATGTTCCTGTTTGAATTCCAGGAACAAGGTGAGTGTGATTATCATAAAAAATACGAATTAATGGAGTACCACCCATTGGATCCATCAAAACACCACCGTAAGTAATTACAGAACCAACAACTGCTGGTGCTGTAACTAATACTGAAGCACGAATTACACCAGGAACTGTAGCTTGTGGTGGAGGAAATCCAGCATTAATACCACCAAGTGTTGTGATGCCTGCAACAGGATTAGCTGAGCCTGGAAGACCAGCATGAATACCTGTACCAGCACTTACTGCTCCTTTTGAATGAACAGAGTCACCAGAAATTCCACCATAAACAACTAAATCGCTGTTAATAGAAAATGATTCTCCAGCTAAGAGTGTAACTTGGCCAGAACTAGGATTGACTGTACCAATATCCATATCTTTACCAGTTAATATTTTTGTTTCACCAATAACTGTTTGGTTGTAATCACCTTCAACTACTAAATTATAATCACCTTTAACACGCTGAAAAACACTTCCTTTTACTTCTAAAACAGAATCACCAGCAATAGTGACTGTGCAAAATCCACCAATAGAAACTTTTTTGTTACTTACTGTAATATCAAAACCTTCGCCAACAATCTTATGCACCTCTGTGCCATCTGGCCGTATTTCAGTATATGTTCCAGCTTTGTGTTGTGTTCTAATTCTTTCTGCGCCAGGTGTATCATCAAACTCTTGAAGATGACCACTCTCAGTTTGCATTACATTATTATATGGATACTTAGCATTATGAGCTGAATCTGGTTCAGTCCATTCATATTTTGCTGGTCCTTTTGGAATATCTGCCATAATTTATGCTGTCTTAAAATCAGTTACAGGTTTGTAATCAGAATAAGCACTTGTTACAAATTGTTCTGCTTTGGCTTTTTCTTCTGCTGTGCTATTTGATGTTAATCCAGTTGGAACAGCAGTTGCAGCTTTTGCTGCAGTTGCTGCAGCATTTGTTATTAGCTCACCTGTTGCTTTTATTACATCTTTTGTAGCATCAATTATACCACCAGTAGCATCATCAACGGCACCAGAAACTTGTGATACAACATCTGCAAATTGTTTAGCTAATTCAGCATAGGCTTCTTTTAAGCAACCAAGAAAATAAGAAATCAATCTTGCAGGTAAATTCAAAATATATTCAATTACGGCTTTAATTTCACGAACAAGAATAATAAAAGTATCAATAGCTGTATTAATTTCTTTAAGTATTTTTATTTTATCTCTAATATAACGAGATAAAGCCTTCAAGTCTTCCACCAAAGCATTAGAACCAGGAGTGATACCTAAAAATAGCATTATCTCTTTAATAGCATCTCTAATAGCAGTAATAACTGTTTTGGCTATTTTACCAAGATTAATTTTTTGTCTAATATAAAGTGTTGTATCACAGATATGAACTTTGTTATTATTAGACACAGCTATGCTGCTGTTTTTAATATCACCCATACCTTCTAATGAAGTTTGAGATGGTTCATCTGCCTTTGTTTGATATATGTTTGTTGGTGGAGTAGTTTCAACAATAATATTATTTTGATTAAGTGTTTGGGCCAACACAG